CCTTTCTTACCGTCTTTAGATTTTGAGGAATTAAACCACTTATGTAAGTTTCCTTCTTTTAGAGATTTCATTTAGATGTCTATTTTACGAGTGGGACTAAATTCTTTAGCATCATTACCAAAAAATGTTCTTTCTTCGGTAAATCCAAAATCATCACCTGGTGGAATCAATGGATCATCATATTGATCAATAACTTGGTCTTCATTATAATCTTTCTTGGCTGTTGCTTTAACAGTATATCTCATTTCACGAGAAGCAGTTCTTGTATTGGTATCAGTATAGTAATCCAATTGAACCTTACGAATAAGTCCATCTGTGCTATCCGCAATAGGACCAAACATGTAAGTTTTAGCAGTAAAACTTAAAGTATATATCAATGCCCTTCTAGTTTCAAAATTTCCTTCATAATCATCTTGATATGAAATATTATTTAGTATTAAAGGAACGTCTCTTTTCTCACCAATAGATTTAACTAAATCTACAGTTAATGTGAATCCTGGTTGAAAAAATGGTAAGATCTGTTCTACTATTTGTAGAGCATCATCTTGTGTCTTGGTCATAATATTTAATTCAAACCCTAAATTATATGGAACGGGCATGAAAACTTTTTTAAATTTCTTATCGTCTTGTGCTTTAAATGTTTGTGTTATTCCAGATTTTCTACTAGCATCATAATCAATAGTAGAAACTTCAAATGACATTCTAGGTAAAGTTATTTGAGTTGCTTTATTAAGTTCTGGTTGTTGTTGAATTCTTGCTAAAAACTTTTGTCTAGGACCATATGAAATAGGAACTTTTAATTCTCCAATATCTTTACCTGTATTATCTTGATGACGAACATGAATATTATTGAAGACTGTACCAAAAGATATAACAGTCTTTCTCATTATTTCGTGATAAAAATAAGTCCCTAACATATCAAACTACTCCAAATGGATTTGTCTCAGTGAAGTCTAAAATTTCGTCACCAAAGTATTCAAACTCATCACCTGAGTTATATTTATCATTAGTATCATCAGAATTATAGAATGATACACTATAACTAGCCCCAGAAGTTTGACCGATAATATCTTCACCATTATAGAACCCTGCTACAGTCGACCCTATTCCCACATTAGAAACTTGAAGTATATTAGTATCAGCATCCCAATTTTTAACTCTTGCTTCTGTTCCAGATCTAGAACCCTTAACTATTTCATTAAATTGATATGTTCCAATTCCCAACATAGAATCTGGATCATCTACAGTAACAATTGGTGTTGAAGTATACCCATTACCTGCATTATCAACATGAATAAATTTAACGACCTTATTCGATCCACTAACACCTATTGATGCTATTCCAACAGCAGTTATACCAGCACCTACAGGATCGGCAATAGTTACATTTGGAATGGTAGAATATCCAAATCCACCTGCTAACATATTTACCCTCACAACACCATTAGATGAAGTATGAATACCACAAGTTGCTGCAGCACCAGTTCCACCCCCACCACTAATTGTAATAGTTGGTGGTGAAGTATATCCAGAACCACGATTTAAAAATAATATCTTTTCAATAGATGTTACACTTGCCCTTGTAGTTAATATACCAATTGCCCTAGCAGTATCATTAGCAGGAGAATCACTAAATGTAATTGTTGGTGGTGAAGTATATCCAGAACCATCATTATTTAAATATATCTCACTAATGAATCCACTAGCAATCGAAGCAGTTGCTTCAGCAGTTTGTCCCACTCCAATTAATTGTAATGTACTAATATAACCATCATCCTTAACCTGCGAATCAATTACTTGAATTGAAGTATCAATAACCTCATCCTCATATTCAAAGAGTTCGCATTTAAGTTGATAAACGTAATTCTTTCCTAACTGATAAAAAGGATCTTCATGCTCTACAAATTTAATTTCAAATAGTCTTTCACCTAAAGGGAAAAATATTAAATCACCTTCTCTAGGTCTTGTGGTTAATACTATTTCACTTTGATCTGTACCATCATTTAATGCCCCCATAAAAGGTGCTATAAAATCTTCAAATCTTTCTTTTGAAATAGTAAGAATAACCTCATCCTTTATACTCATTCCAAATTTAGTAAGGATATCTCCAGCACCAGAATATCCTTCATATGTATTAACATACGCTTCAATAACAAAATTATCATCAAACTTTGATGACTGTACTTCATTTAATACATTATCTGTTTCTAAAAATTTTCTGGGAATGTAGGTTACATCAACACCAAACATTCTCAATTGTTCGTTTATTAGATCTTGTGTTAATCTTTGTTCAGAACGAGATCCTTGTAGAAAAAATGGATTTAATGCCATGTTTATTATCCTACAAAGTCATATGGTGGTAACTCATATTCAGAAGTCATTCTTGATCTAAGAGATTCAATTTCCCTTTCAGCATCATCATAAATCTCTCTACCATTCATTTCAATTCCACCTGGCAATTTAACTCCTTTAAATTTAATTAAATTCTGTCCCCATTGTCTCTTTATAAGAGCAGTGAGATACAATTTAAGAAAAGGATCGTTATAAACTTGAGTAAAGGATGTTGGATCTAATGCCCTATAACAATCAAGAACTATCCAATTACCTTCACTTTCAGCACCCCAATCAATATCCAAATACAATCTATCTTGTCTCTTATTAAATCGTATTTGTTTATCAGTTGTTAGTAAAAAATCAATATCCTCAAGATATGATTTTACCATAGCATACTGAAGTAATTCTACTGAGTTAAAGTAATAAAGATCATTTAAAAACAACTGATACTTTATACTAAACATTCCACCAGATATTGAACTGGTATCGAATTTAAATATCTTTTCTACACCAACTACAGAATCTGGAACTTGTAAAAAATTGGAAGTCTCATACCAACTATTAGTAGTAGTTCCATAACCTGCTACACTTGTAGAAGTGGCAGTTGTAGTTACAATACCAACTCCATCTGTATTTTTCGCTGATCCTCTATCAATATCTTCTTGAGTAATCTTATACTTAAGATACATTCTCTCAACACCATCAAAATGACGTTCATTGAAAAGTTGTATAGCATCATCCACTAAATCGTCTATTTGATCATCATCGACATTAATTTCTAAGACAGGAGAACCTAGCTTTCTTAAGCAGTAATCAATCAATCCTTGTCTAGTTGATGGTTTTGCCATGTTATCTTGATGCTATATTTCCTGTAGATTTTGGTTTCTTAGTATTAGATACTGAAGCATTTTCAAACTGTTCTTTTAAATCTGCTAATTGCTGTAACAAATCCATTTTTTCCTTTTCATAATCTTGTTTTAATGTTTGTATTCTTGCTTCCAAAAGAACATTTTGATTATATGATTGAGCAAGTTTGTTATGATATAAACTGACGAGAACGTTCACATCCACATCACTATTAGGTTGTTGCATAATTTAACTCAGAAAGTACCTCCGTCTAGTGTAGAAGTCCAACTAGGCTTATTAGTATATATCACATTAATAGAAGATGCTACTACAGATAAGTTTTCAATTGCACCATTATTACCTTCTTTTCTTAAATTATTTGTTGTGTCAAATGTTCCTTCAACACCAATTAAACTTAAAGAAGTACCAGATCCACCAGACTCAACAACACCATAAGCATTACTAGTATCTTGTCTAATAATATCACCAGTAGTAACAGTTACACTGCCAGATAAAGTAAGAGTATTTTTAGTAATAGCAGTTAATACTTGTTTTGATGTATTAACTGGAGATGCTACAGCATTAGTTGATGTCTGTAATCCATCCTCATCAAAATATACAACACCGTGAGTATTGTAATCACCTGTCTGATAGTAGATACCTTTAATATCAAGGAATCCTCTAGTTCCAGAAACTAAAGCATTAGCAGTACTAGCATCAGGAATATAAGTCCATGCTCTTGCAGTAGCACTACTATTTGGATTAGTCTGGTCAATATAACCAAAGAATCCTAATTTATTATTACCAGCACCAGTGCTTGTATTGTATCCAAAAGAAATACCACGATCAGTATTAGTATCATATGCGTGAGTGACTGTCAATTGTGTGGTAGTAGTAATACCAGAACCACCAATAGTTTGATCAACAGTAATTATTTTAGTTGCTTCATCATATACAGTAACTGTTGCTACACCAGATGCTGATAAAGCAGAACTTCCTGAAATAACATCACCAGTATTAATACCAACAACAGAATCTAGAGTAATCGTAGTAATACCAGCAAGAACAGGTTGTGTTACTGTTCTTTCACTAGTAAGATCACCTAAGTGTAGAATAGGATCATTTAATGTTGATGTTGTTGAGTTTACAGATGTTGTTGTTCCATCTACTTGTAAACTACCTTTAATAACAACAGTACCTTCATTACTTAAACCATCAGGATATGGGTCGATAAACAGAAGATCTCCACATCCTGCTTCTGTTTCAATAACATTAGAACTTATTCCAACACACCCAAACTTACTTTTACCAGTAACTTTTATATTAGTATCATAAGTCCACTGAGCACCAGTAACCTTTACATCATCGTCTCCATCTTCATCATACTCGATTTTAGCATCTTTATCAGAACCAAAAGATAGTTGAGTATTGTCTACAACATTAATATGACCATTACCATTAGTATCAAATATAATATCACCATCTACATTTGTTGATGATATTGTATTTAAATCTAGTCTAAGATTATCTACATTCCACTGGTCAACCTTTCTTTGGTTGTCCATGACAGCAACTATACCACCATCAGTATTTCTTGTATTTTGTACACCAGCAACAGCACCTGCTGCGTGTTCCATCATAGAGGTGTAAAAATGACCACCTATTGAATGTACATTATTACCATCATCACCAACAAATATTCTATCTTTATATTGATTTAACCCACCGTAACTACCAATACCAGTCACATAGGCCATTTCACCCCAATTTAGACTCGCAGGTTTATCAGTACCAGAGGATCTTTTGATCCTTATAATGCTAGCCATTTAAAAATTTCCCCCGTTAATGTCTAAATTTTGTTGAGTACCAGGTGTCAACTCTAATGTAGCATCCCATTTTTGGGTTGCTCCATTGTAGACTAAAACCATTCCATTAAGTAGGTTAGCAGCATTTACATCGCTGAGTTCAGCTAAGGATAGTCCTTGGGCTCCAGCGAGTGAAGATATTACCTTCACAGCACTATGCTGACCCATCCTAACCTTTATATCTGCCATTTATGTAAGCAATTCAGAATCTATATCTATTATTTATACTTTAAGATGTTATCTGATTGGTTAATTGTTTTAATAAAGTCTTAATTTCGTCAATATCTTTCTTCATTTCATCCAATTCTGCTTTTTCATCCAATTTTCTATTTTTGGATGACATATAACTGGAATAACCTCTATTATCCATATCAACTATGGCTCCTGATTTTTCATCACGAAATAGGTTTTTATGCCCTTCAACTGGTATCATGCTTTTATTTTTTTAATAGGATTCGTATTGTCAATGTTCTTATCCCTAACATTAGGGTCAGTTATAGATTTTGTAGGGATTGAATCATCTTTTCCAAATTTCTTTGGTTTTCTGGACATTAATTTTTTAAGTATTAACCCATACCCACTCATTCCTGGTGGTAAATTGGTAGGTGCTTCACGACCACCACGCTTTAGACCATACCCATGTTCTCTAAAACGAGTAATACTGTTAGCCGCTTCTTCTAAAAATTGTTTAAATGTTTTCATTACGCTAAAGCAATTGCTCTAAAGTCCTTAAGTCTAATAGGAACACATTCGTTAGTAGATGTCATCACAATTTTAATTGTAAATCCACTGAATTGTTCTAAATTATCTATTGAGAACTGATACTCAGAAAAATCATTTGCTCCATTTGCTTTAACTTTGGCATCTGCTCTACCATCATTTTTAGAATCATCAACAATCTCATCACCATAACCATCACCATTAGTGTCAATTAAATTCTTAAATCCAGGGAATGGTCTATAGGTTTGAGAAACTTCACTAGAATCAGCAGTAAATAATCTGTAGAATACTCTAAAGTCTGCTTCTGGTCTAACATTGCCAGCCACAAATACCTTTAATGAAGTTGCTGGTTGTTTTAAATTAACTCTTTTTGAAACAAATATTGAACCATGTGGATCACCACTAATTTGATTGGTTCTAAAATCAGAATCATAATTATCTTCACCTATTGGATTGTTAATCTTATTTCTACCTAAAATCAATGTAGCATTCTTAACATCTAATACAGGTGAAAGATTAGCATCATCGGTTGACATATCAACCTTTAAAGTTAATGATTTATTTTTAGGTAATGTATCTAATCTATTTGCCTCATTAACCTTTGAAGCAACCATTCTTGGTGTTGGGAAAAATGTAGTTTCATTTAATATAGTTGGTTCAAATCCTTGATCAATGAAAGATACTTCATTTCCATTAGCACTAGTTCCACTTATAGTTCTAAATGAAGCACTAGCACGAGTTTTACCTGGTGTAATTACATTACATTGAGCAGAAGCATTACTAAATTGATGGTTTTGTGATATACCAACTGTTGATCCACCAACAGCTTTTTCACTAATAAAGCTTATTTGGTTCTTTCCACCTGCTCTATTACCAGTTCCCCTATCCAACTCTAAGAAATAATTATCAATATTGGTAGAATCGTTTAACGCAGTAGTTGTTGGGATGTCGTGTGTGTCATTAATCTTAACCAAAGGCATACCATTAACTTCATATGTTTGAATACTTGTGCCATCTGTATGTGATAATGCAGCAGAAGATCCAAATCCTCTAGTAGGCAAACTTAAAATAGCTGGATTAGTACTTTGAACAATATATTGAACAACTTCACCTTCTAGTAATGCTTCACCCCTATCACTGGTTATACCAGCAAAAGTTTGGAATGGTGTTATGTCTGAAACTGTTACTTGAGTTCCATCTACTGCTAAATCTTCAGTAATTGTTACCTTAGTTGTATCTGGTTCAACATCTTTAACAGTTATTTTATTATTATTTCCATGATGTGCATGATTATATTGAACAACTTCAATAACATTTCCATTGTAAAGTTCACTTACAACAGTAGATTCAACATCAACTTTTGCATTATTGCCTAAAACTGTTCTAGTGTCATTATCAGATCCATAATGTATTATATTGTCATTAATAACAAACTTCTCACCTTGAACATCTGTCAACCATAATGTATCAATATCTTCAGTAATTTTTGTAACTACTATTCTAGCAGCACCACCAGATAAAATATTAGCCGTACTAGCAACATTAACTTCTAATACTTCACCAACAACATAACCAGAACCAGCATTACTTACACTATTAATCTGTGTTATCATTCCATTAACAAAAGTTAATGAAGCAACAGCACCTGTACCAGATCCAGTAATAGATTTTAAAGAACATGAAGCTTCTGTAAAACTATTTTCTAGTGCTCCAGTAGTACTATTTTTACTATTAAATCCACTACCAGTTATAGTAACTTCAACACCATAATCCTTTAAAGCAGATCCAGATCCACCTGTAGTATCAATAGGTGCTCCTCTTTCTTCAATAACACCAGTAATACTATCATCTTCACTATCAGTAATCAATCCAGTACTAATTTTTCTACCTACAGGTATAGATACTGCTTCTGCCTTAGTAATTTGAGTTACACCAAATTTAATCTTTCTAGGTAAAGTCCTAACAGGATTACTAGGTAGTCTTTGAGCATTTAAATTACCTGGTTCAATTGGACTGCTATAGAACGTAGTAGTTCCAAAAGGAACAAATGATGCTTTTCTAAGAGTAAATTTAAGGTCTTGATACTGACTTGGTGTCCAAATTGTACCATTCTGTGATTTAAATAAACTACCACCAATATATTGCTTAGTTACAACACCAAACTGTGATTGATCACTAGTTGCAGGTAAACCTACAGGTGGAGTAACACTCTTCTGTCCCATAGTAGCGACCCACATTTCATATTCATCAGATCCAGGTGATAAGAATACAATTGCGTATTCTTTACCAGATTCTAGATAAACTGGTGATGGGAATTTAATAGTAGTTGCTGCTGTAGCATCATCAGATGTATTAATATTATTTGGATTTAAAGCTACTTGAGCATAATCCTGAACAAGGAAACTTGTTGGTGTTCCCAATTCAACTTCTCTAAGTTCAACAAAAACCTTAGCATTTGGATCTTTCTTATAGAAATAAACATCAAATGATGTTAGGAATGCTCCAGTTTCATCAACAGTAAATGTTTGTGCTAGAGGATCCCTATAAGGTGCTTCTATTCTTACAGTAGAAGACTCTGAATTTGAAGTTACAGATACAGTAGTCTCATTAGGTTTTTGTGCAGGTTCTGGTGGATTTCTAACACCAACAGTACTTGTATTCTGAGTTAGAATAGTTCCTGTTCCTGTATATGTTCCACTAGCATCACTAGCAAGAGCAGTACTACCTGCTGGAACAAATCCTCCAGTCGTATTAGCAGTAAGTCTAAATGTCTTCTTACCTGTATAGAATAATACTGATGGTTGTGGTGTAGAATTAGCATCTCTAAAGAAGAAAGCACCTAATACATCACCCCATTGATCAGACATTAAATCTGTGTTGGTTATAGTTGCTTCAGTTCCACTTGTTTCTCCTACAAGTTTAGCACCTTTAACAACATATCCCCAATAATTTTCATTATTTGCTAAAGCATATACATCAGTATTAAATAATACAGATGTTGCCGAATAACTATCAGCTGGACCTGGACGAGATCTATCAAATGGATCAACTGTATATTTCTCAACAGTTTTATTAGGAGACCCTAATCCAGCACCAACTTCTGGTCTTGTAGCATCGCCAAATTTATGACTTGGTGCAGCAGATCTTATATATCCAATCTGTGTTGAACCATTCATAACTCTAACATTTTCACCAACATTAAACCCAGTAGATGCTGTTTCCATCTGGATTTCGATTATTTTGGGAACTATATCAGGTATTCCACTATCTAACTTATGAACATGCTTTGTATATGGTTTTAAACCATTAGCAACAAATGCTACGTTTCTAGAACGCATAAACTGATCGGATTCGCCACTAATCTTAACACTTTCAACATAATCAAATTCCCTACTAGGACCTTCCATTTGATTAGTAAATGATGTAACTACAGTTTGTGTATGGGTTGTAGTTGTAGTGGTGGTAATATCAGTATGATTACCATCAAATTCATCTTGATCTGCTTCAATATCATTTTCTGTTACATCTACAGCAGTATTTGAAGTTGTATTATCAGAAACTATATTAGATATTTCATTCCAAGTTGCTCCAGTAGATTCAAGTCTATGATTATCAATATAAATTGTTCTAGTCCAGTTATCGGATGGTGGATCTAAAATAACACCACCAACATAAACAATAACGTTAAATGGATTAATGTTCTCAACACCAGATGCCTGTGGTTGATGAATCCACTGTACTTCATCATATTTAAGAGTTACTAAATCTCCTGTTTTCTGACAATTTGGATCCAATAGACTCAAATTAGATGACATATCAGCAGTTTCGTAATCAATTCCTGGATTTAAACCTAACTGTGCCCTCATAGACCAGAAATCAACAGCACTAATCAATTCTTTATTAACAACATCTACATCACATCTAGAAGCATCTTCAGCAAAATTAATAAAATCTCTATTTTTGAAATCATTAACAATAAATCCTGTTTTGAATCTATCCAAACCATCAGCATCCTTTACTGCTAATGATTTTGTATCCAATTCTAAGGAAGTAAGAGAAGTCATTACCTCAAGATTATCAATTCTCTTCTCTAATTTACCAATATCTCTCATGGTAAATCTTCTATTATCATATAATCTAATAGCAGGACCTTTCATAGGGTCATACAAATATGGTGGGAGTGATATCTGAGCAACTTCCATTGAATCGCCTAATTCAGTTGGAGGTGCTGGTTTATCATCAGATACACCTTTAATCAATTTAACTTCTTCAAATTTATTGATTACTAGCTTATCAATTCTAGGTAAGTAATAACTATATCCAACAATAGTGCTCTCATCTGGACTTACAACATATCTGGTGTCTGTTTCAAGTAATCTACTATTATAAGAGAATGGTGAAGATGTTGTTTGTTGTCCAGCAGTGTCGTTTGGTACAAATTTCTTAACTCTTGGTCTAAAATCAAGAATATCTGATGCTCTATCATTCCCAACTGTAGGAAGATCATGAGTATATCTTTCTTTATTATATGAATTAACAGTATAAAAATCACCATTACTATTTTCAGCAGATTCATAATAATCAAAAATAACTAATAATCTCTTAGATGGTTTTGCTGCTGATGCCTTTCTTACAATTCTTGAATAATCACAGAACTGTTTTCTATGACCTTTATCTAAAGTAAAGTTAGGTGTTCTATCAACATAATTACCCTCAGTTACTTTTTGACAAACAGAATTAATATTTGACTCTTTAAATATTATTGTCTCACCCTTTACAAACTTATTAGCATTTAAGTATACAAATTCAATATTTTCATCATCAACACGATTTACAATCTGACCTATTGCTCTACTATCACTACCAACAACCTGTTCTCCAATAAATGAATTTGTTAATAAACCTAATCCAGAGACAAATTTCAACTGATCTAATGTTGGTGCTACTTTGTCTTTAGATTCATATACAGCATGAACTTTAACAACATCTGGAATATTTAAAGATATTTCTTTATCTTCAACTCTTAGACCATATGCACTACTAATTCCTAAATTTGTCGACTCATTAGATACATTAATAGTTTTTGTTACTGCTAATGTAGAACTTCTAATATAATTCTTTTGCTTAGTAGCTAGACCAAGTTTCTTTAATGTACAATTAATTGTAGCTGGTATTGCTGCGGTATCAGCACTACTGTACTTCAATCCAGAAAATACAACAGTAGCACCATTATTTGATATGTTTACTTTATCTTGTGTTAAATCTTCCGATACACCATTCTTATAATGAATAGAATATCTTTCTGCGTCAAAAGGTTCAAAGAAAGCAGTAGTGATACCTAAAGCACCATCATTACCAGAACCATCAAATAATTCACTAGTTTGAAGTGTTATTCTAAAAGTAGAATCTGGGTTTTTACCTTTAACTTGACGAGTAATAGTAAGATTAGAATCTGAAAGATCTACTGTAGAAATATTTTTCTTTGGTAATCTAGTATATAAACCAGATCGGTTTAAATTAATAATCTTAGGTACTTTAATCCTAAATGTTGACTGATTATTACCACTTACAAGAGTTCCATCATTAACACCTGAAATTGTTGCTACATTCTTAAGTGTTAACTGTTCTCCATTGGCAGAGATATTAGATACTCTATTATATGTTTCATTGGTTGCTGATGATTTTTGATATCCAATTATACTATCTGTTTTTATACCAACTTGTCCACTAAATCTTCTTCTGGGACAAGTTGCTAGATTTTCAGTTATAGCTCCAGTAGTAGCATCCCATGAAATTTCAGTTAAAACATTATTAGATAGTCTTTGAATCTTAATATAATAAACATTACAAACTGATGAAGCACCTTTAATAGCACCAGAAGGAGCAGAACCACCTGCGTTTGTATATTCAGTAAAGTTTAAATATTTTAATTGTCCACTGTATACTGGTGTATTATTAGAAGTTCCATCATATAATATAATTTCTGTAGCAGAACCAGAAACACCAGGAGTACCATAAACAGTACCATCACTAACTTTTAAAAGAGCTGCTGGATTAAGACCAACACCACCATATCCTAACCAACCATCACCATCATATCCAACGGTAATTTTAACTACATCTGATAATACAGTATCTGTTAACCACAGTATACTCAAATCAGCATGACCAGATCCCATACTTACAAAAGAAGCATCATCACTGTCAAATATATTACCCATATCAATACCAGCAGGTCCAGTAGTGGTTGCTGTGGCATAGCTTACAGTCTCATTATAAGTATTTGCTGCTGTTTGCTCAGACCATCTTGGTTCATCTGAAGCACCCAAATATGAATTATAAGTGTAATCACCACCAGAAGTAACGTTTAGTTGATCTGTTAATGAAAAATTAGGTAATACTCTATCATATAGAACAGAATCGGCACTAAAATCTACTTGAAATCCACCAATATCTTTGGATTGGAAAACAGATCTTATATCATCTGTTGTATATGTTATAACATTAGATATATTTGCTGTACATGTATCAACTCCAACATTACTAGTTCTTTCATTAAATAATATCTTTTCACCTTTTACAAAACTACCAGTAGTTTGAATTACATGTATTTCTCCACCATTTCTATGCTTATCAACATAACCAGTAGCACCACTACTTTGACCAGTTACTTTACTACCTAATGGAGCTAATATATCCTTTTGGTAATTAATATCAACACTATTTGATATCTGAAGTACAGTATATGTCTGTACATCATACATATACAAGTCCCATTCAGTTGAATCTCCAGTGTAAGGAGCATCTGATGGATTATACCAATAAACCCTTGCCTTTCCTACTGGCAATCCATTACCAGCAGTTGGAGCAGCATCAGAATCTTTTCTAGCATTCCACAGTTCAACTACATTAGATACTGGAGTAGCAGAATCATTTTGTCCGATATTAATATATGGAGTACCTTCACTATGATTAACTCTTAGTAAACTACCCATTCTAAATGGAACGGATCCAGATTTTATGGTTTTTGTATCTCTAGGTTTTTCTACATCTAAAACTGTTGTACCTGGCAATGCTACATCAAATCCTCTAACATATGCTTTACCTGGAGACAATTTAACACACATTAAATCATCAGATGGATTAGCACCTTGGTCAGTTTTCTCAGTATCAAGATACAATCCATTAGATCCAATTTCATTATTTAATGAATTTTGTAAATTAACTCTGAATGGATTTACCGAATAGTTTCCAGATTCATCAAATGTTCTCTTAGCAAGATACTTTTTAATTTCAGAATATACTGAAGAATTCTGTATTTTCTTGATTTCACCCTTTCTTACTCTTAATAATTCTACAAAATTAATATCATCAAAATCGTCAATTGATTTTTTGGATAATTTAACACTTATTTTAAATCTATCAGCACCTGGTGCAGCAAAGTTTGTAAATCCTTTAGCATTATCATTTAATGATGGATCATCACTGGCGTTTATAATCTCTTCAATAATCTCAAAACCAACCCTATATGTTGGTTTATTAGAATATGGCTCTAATACAATAAGAGATTTAGTAACATCTACAAATGTTCCTCTTAAAAAATATACACCACTATCAACACCAAAAGATGATCCAGTTGCTGTTGCGTCATCAGCAACTAAAGTCAATACTGTATCACCAGACTTTAATGTAGTATTTCCATAAGTTACATTTTCATCTAGTACTAATATCTCACCATTTGGAAAATGCTCACTTGCACCAGTTGAACTAGACTCTGTATATTTGACAAATATTGTTATTTCATCTACACCCTCAGTTGGAGGAAGAATATAATTTACAATTTTGGCAACAATTTGAGAATTTTGTCCCCTTACTCTTGTTCCTTCACCCTGTATTACTGCATCTAAGTATATACTAACATCAACACCTAAATGATCAGCATTTACCTTACAGGCAAAATATGTATTGTCATACGTAACAGATCCAGGTATAACCATAGATCCTTCTTTAAAGATATGATTACCAAACTGTTCTACCTGATTCTGTAGAATTGATTGTAATCCTGATAATTCTCTTGCTTGTACTGGGAAACCAGGTTTAAACAGAACTTTATAGAAATTATCTGCCTTATCAAAATCATCATAATAAGGACTTATATTTAAGTTAGTCTTTTGTGGCATTTTACTTTAGAATTCCAGGATGATTTTAACGTCTTCTTTTTGTCGCTCATTTCGAGCAATCAGAGGTCTATTATCAATATAAACCAATTCCCCTGATCCTTTATTTATCTCAGATTTGGCCAACCCACCTGTGAAGAATACATCGAGATTAACCTGCTTATTACCACTAGTAAAAGTAGTAATTCCATTATAATTGTTATCAACATATCCCTTAAATCCAGAAACTTGTCCTTCAACAACAGTTCCTGATTTAAATGGATATAATTGACCTATTGTAGATATACCAACATAATCAGTATGATCCTGTGCTCCACCATATGCTAATGATCTATCAGTAAAATACTTTAGAACTTTAGTATCCTTATCAAAGGAAGCAACATACGCTCTTGCCTTAACAGTATCACCTGAAGTGTTTACATATGTTTGATGAATTTCTTCACCAACAGTAGGATTTCCAGTTACTTTTTCAGTATCTAAACTACTTGTTGGATCATCTTTAAATTTCATCGCATCTAACGATGAAAATTGATCAGCAGTAAACGAAGTATTAGCATCAATAGTTGTAGGATTTTTTACAATCCCAACTTGAGCAAACTTTGTATCTATAGGAAAATCTTTAGTGGAATCGTCAAATCTAGCATAGATTAAGACTTTATCAGTTCCTAATTCTGTATAGATGTCATACCCATGACCTCTACTTGGGGGAATGATTGGTATTAATTTTGCGGAGTTACCAGCAGAATTGTTATTAACTGCTCCTAAGTCAACTAACCCATAAGTATATCCTTTACCACCAGCACTAACTGTAACATTGGATATTGTTCCTTGAGAAACATCAACTCTTGCCTTAGCACCTGTACCATCACCAACAATATCAACTTCTTGACCAGTTAATGGTTGATATTGTTTACCAGCATCAGCAATATAAACATGCTTAATTTGGTTATTATTTACTGTAGAATCACCATTTTCTCTAACTGCTCTAATTTGTGGGTCTGTACTTGTTGCCCAATCATTTGGAACTGTTACATATTCTGTAGAATCAAATTTAATAATATCACTAGGAGAAACAGTATACAAGTACTTCCAAATATAACCATCACCAGATCCACCAGCTTTTGATGGTTCTAGATCGGTAAATGTTGGTTCGTCTTGAGAAACATTTCCTTTAGGATTACTTCCAGTTGATCCATTAGCAATACAAATATAAACTTTGAAATCAGAGTTCATTACATAATATTTTGCATCATATAACTTAGTTGCTGATTCTAAGGCACTTTTATTCGCACCACTATAGTCATCTCTATAGATTTCATATCTAGTTCCAACTTTCCAATCAATTCTTTTCACAACCCTTCTAATATTGGCAGAAGTTATCTTCTTACCAAACATCATAGTGTCACTAAGATGAGAATTATTTGAAAAACTATCAAGTGGTTGAGGTGGATTTGAATTCCATTGCTCAGATCTACCAAAACCAACTACAGGATCTCCTGCTTCTTTATGTGTGGGATTCGGTAGACCAATAAAAACGTAGTAATTATTATTCTCAATAGACTCTACGAAATTAGTGGCATTAAGAATTCTAAATTGATCAGTAACAATTGCAGGCATCTTATCAGCTAACTAAACTTTTTTTTCTATTTATAGTCATTATAATACTTGTAATCTTATTGCCCCCGTATTCCTCAATCCCTTAAGTGAAGAATCTGTATAATTCTTCCTTTGGATTGTTGGGAATGATGATAATCCAACATCAACAGTGAAACCAGTTACACCAATAGAAATAGGATTTGAATCTCTAGTAGCATTATATAGTCTTCCCCATGATAACCTACCCAAACTAGTTGTTATTCCAATATTAGTTTGATCAAAACCACCAGTTGAAGCTAAACCTACATGATTAGTTGTACTCAATATATTACATGTAATTTCACCCGTTCTACCAGAACTTGCTATATCATGTACTTTATAGATGTTATCAGCAAATGATGTACCAATACCAACTATGGATGTATCATGACTATCAACTGAAACAATTCCATCACCAATCTTAGTATCCTTAATCATAACAGGATAACCAACTAATAAATCACTAACTGAATAATTTCCAATTGCTTGGAAGAAGAACTTAATAGCAAGAGGATGATTATTAGTACCAGTAGTTGTGCTTATACCAGTAATAATTCCAGAGAAACCCTGAACATTACTAATAGATGTTATTTTCTCTGACTCATATTGTGGACTCTCAATAAGAACCTGAGGTTGTATTGGCCAACTTGCATGATGACTTGATATTCCACTATATCCAAAACCAGGATTTGTAATATCAATACTAATAACTGATCCATCAACAATATTTGCTGTAGCAGTAGCAGTTACTCCAGTACCTGACCACACATTATTTGCTCCACCAGTAAATAATCCATCTGGATCTGGAAGTTTAACCGTAGGAGCAACTGTATATCCAAATCCACCATCAGTAACTGATATTGAATCTAACTTATACTGTGAAGTATTACCAATAGATGCTAAACTATTAAGTTCTATAGTTGCTGTTGCTCCTGCAGGTCTTTTTACTTCAGTTCCATCAGATTTAGTAGATCCAGGTAACATTAAAGCATCAACAGCAGCAATATTAACAGAATATCTATCTTGAGGATCTAATCTTATTGGTCCTTCTTCATAGAAGAATGCTTCAGCATCATCTACAAATATTCCACCATTTTGTTGTGTACCAGTATTTGTCTCTACATCAGCAATAATCTTTGCTGTAGGATATATTTGTGGTTCAATAGATTCTCTAGACTTAACAACTAATGATCCTTGAATACTAAGATCAGTTTTCTGTTTTATCCATTCAAGTGGTCTATCATTAAATTCATCAATACCTGGTCCAGAATATATGTTAGTCTCAACTAAATTTGATGTTAATATCTCTTTAACAACTCTATCTTTATCTTGAGGGAAAGTTTCTTCACCCAAACTAGGATGACCATGTAATCTAACTTGGTCACCTGGTCTAATTGTTTCTTGAATATCAACAAGTTCAACATCAACTCCTCTTTGACCAAGATAGAAGAATACATCCACTTTATCACCAGAATCTGGTGGTTCAGTAAATGTAAATGTTGTTCCACCTTCAAACTGATAAGCAATTCCAGGAGTTTGTAATACTCCATTTACAAATATAAGAAGAACAGCATTTAAATCTATAGATTCTGATAATGCTTCATTCTTATCAGTTTCAAAACTCAATAACTGACCATTAAAGAATAGTGGGAATCTTCTCCTCCTACCATTCTGCATTAATCTAATATCATCAATGAAATCAATTTCACCAAATTGCCATGCTGAGAAATAATCATTAAAGACTTCAACAACATTCAATTCAAATTCTTGAAGTGGTTCCTGTAATCCAACTGCAGGTACTAAACCAATTGGTTTTAATCTATCACCAATCTTAAAGGAATGTCCATCTCTTGCTATATCAAATTCAGATATCTCAAACAATGTAGATCCAATACCTACAGTAGTTTTTGCAGCACCTACCTTTAAATCAAGAAGCAAATTAACACCAGTGTCTGTAGTCTTACCTACCCCTAATCTAGAAGTACCAACAACAGGCATATTCTCATAAACTGGTTGAGGAACGATAATTTCAGGATTAACATAACCCGATCCACTATTTTCAATAGTAAATTCTAATGATCCACCAGTTCCTGCAGGAGATTTACCAACATTTATTGTAAATGATGTATTAGATGGAATTTCTTCAATACCTACAGGTCTATTATGAATTGGATCAGTTGTTCTTGGATAATCGTGTGTTGTTCTATGACTATCTTGATTACATGTAAATGTAAGTGTATTAGCAACAAACTGAACATGACTACTTGCTTTTCTTAGTTGATTATCCTTAGCACGTATAAAATTATGTAATGATGTATCTGAAGCTGGTATGTTTGTTAAACATTGAATTTCAAACTTAAAGTCAGTCTTATTTGAAATTTGTACCCATTTATTGTGAATTGGATCACCTTTTCTTGGGTAAGCATGTTCACTTAAATAACTGTCTTTTGAGCAATTAAATACTAAAGATTCTTCCTCAATCTTAACATAATCACCATTACTAAATCCATGCTGTGTATCTGTGGTTATAGTAACAATTCCAACATTAGGATTATAAACAGCATTTTCTATTGTATGGGTTTCCATTACACCAAATCCATGATTGGAATTTGTGGTAACTGTCATAATACCACTAGCAGGATCATATTTGGCATCACTTATAGTTAATGTTCCACCATTGCTTGATGAAATTGGTGAAGAAGAACTAACAAACTTATGATCATTATAAGCAACTCTAGCAGTTACTACAGCACCAGTACCAGCACCACCACCAGGACCAACATTAGTCATGAATGTATTTGGTGATACTGATGTTATTGGTAGATAAGCATCATATGCTGGATCAGTTGTTCTTGGATATGGATGTAAACTCATATCAGCATCTTTAGAACATCTAAAGGTTAAACCGCCCTGAGCAATCTTCAATGACTTAGTTCCTGACATTCCATTATCAGTAGAACTCTTAAATGTATGTTCGTAGAAACCTCCAGATTTAACAGCACCAGCAGTGGCACTTACAAAAGTATGAGGATCTGTATTTGTGGAAGGTATAGTAGTTAATACTTGTAATGTTATTGTAGTGTCAGTAGTTGCCTGAACAGTAATTGCTGTATTATAATATGGATCATTACCATTAGATCTTGGATATGATTTTTGAGCAGCCGTACCAGTAGCACCACCAAATCCACAACTAAATTTAATAGATTCTTGTTCTAATCTAACACTTGTTCCTGATTTTATAGTATGTGTTCCTATCTCAAGAACCATTAATCCAGTATTAGGATCATACGTAGTTCCTGTCGTTGGTGTATAAGCAACAATTGGACTTGTTCCGACATTTGTTTCAAATTGAGTATCTGTCGCACTGGATACAACTAACCACTTATTACTTGAAGGATCGGTTACTCTTGGATAAGTATGATCTGATCCATTATTATCCATAGCACAGGTAAATGTGATTGAATTATCATCAAATTTAACCTGTTCATTATTAGTAAACTTATGAGGAACAAATACAGCACCAGAAATAGCACTTACAAATGTATGATCATCCACATTAGTAGAAGGTGTTGTTGACAATACATTTACAGTAATCGTACCAGCATCGGTATCTACAGCAGTGATTGATATAAACGTATCGTATGCTGGATCAGCACCACCAGCAGGATTACCTGTTCCAGATGATCTAGGATATGTCTTTTCAGCAGCAGTACCACCAAATTCACAACTAAATGTTAATGAATTTGGAGCAATCTTAACTTTGTTAGTTGTATTTAATGAATGCTTACCAATATTCAATACCATATCACCTGTTTGTGGATTATAGTCAGCCCCACTAACATCATAATGTTTACCAGCACTAACAGTCATAATACCAGCAATAGAATCATACTCTGCATAATTAACCTTATAATCCACAGGAGCAGGTATTGTATGACTTCCATCAATAGTTAATAACAAATCACCAGTAACAGAATTATAATCTGCCTTAGTAGGTGTAAATGATTCACCCATAAAGGATCCAGTGTATGCTGTAATAGAATTATTAGTTGAACTTACAAACTTATGAAGATAGTTAATATCATTGACTCCAATAGAAACTGGATTGCGATAACCAGATCCGAATGTTAATTCATCATAATATGCCCAAACTTCACCATTCTTGAAATAATTATGAGGAATAGTACAAATACCAGCAAATACTTCAAATGTTCTTTCAGATGCAACTCCAACTAACTGTAAAGGTCTATCAGTATCTTGGAAAACATTGGTTGTTATTCCAGCATGTTGTACCTCACAATCCATCCACATATTTTCTACTTTAACTGCTTCAGGAGTTCCTAAAGCAAATCCATGTCCAGTATTAGTAGTAACTGTCATAATTCCAGATCTGTGGTCATAATGAGCAGTTTGAATACCACCACCAACAGGTCCAACTGATGTTCCAACACCAACAATACTACCAATAGTACCATTAACCAACTTAGGATGAACTCTAGCACCAACTAAAGGAGCATAACCACGTCCAACTGTTGATCCTAAAGAAACTATTAATCCACCTCTAGGAATTTGGTTTTGATTAATATCAAATTCAGATTGAATCTTTTGTCCATTTTCAGAACTAATACCAGTAAATACAACACTAGAAATTCCAGCACTAGTATCTGTTACAATCTCATAATTATTTCCTAAGTTGTTAAGAGTTAAAGGTGTTTGGAATACTCCATTAACAAATAAAATACCATTACCCACACTAACACCTGTTGATGTATTAGCACCTCCAACAGTTAGAGTATATGTTCTTCCAATTCCAGTAAATGAATCTGAAAGATCATCAAATATCATATTTGTATCATAATTTGATCTTAAGAAAGTTCTTCCACTATATTCTGCTTTAACATACGGAAGATTAGTTAAACTTCTTCTTGTTCTAGTATTTCCTTTTGGAGCATCTAAGAACCATGCTGTACTATCAACAACATTAAATGATCCTCTATAAACTTGGACATTACTGTTGGCAACATGAATTTGTTCTGATAATCCTAAACATCCTCTCTTAACTTTAACAAGAGGAATTGTTCCATTAACTGAATTAATTGTTCCTACAAGATCTGTACCAAATCCAACTTCTTCAACCTTCATATATTCATTATTAACCTTTAATACATCTCTTGGTTGAACGGAACTTATTCCACTCAAAGAGAACTGAGAAAGACCTATACCAATTGTTGATGGAAGATTATGGTTAATTGAAGTATATGTAATTGGTTGTTGAATAATACCATCAAGTCCAATAACAGTTTTACTCAATTTATTTGTCATCTCAAGTTTATGGGCATTACCCTGACCCGAATTAGTAAATGTTATTGGAATAGCATCATCAGCACTTACATACTCTTTTCTACTAAACAACTGAATTTTATCTGGATCCAATGCCTTAACATATACAGTAGATGGCATTGTTGTTTGAACAAACCCATTATTGTCCATAGTAGCAGCAATTCCTATTGCTACTGGAGCAACACCTATAAATGTTGAGGCTTCTTTATATGTTATCTCTTCATTATCATTAAAGAAATGATTTGGTATTGTTAATGTACTTCCACCACCAACAGTTGTAGAAACAGTATTTGGATCTGATGGATTAAATCTCTTAAAGTAAATTGGTGTTCCTTCAAATTTAAGATCAAAATTAACCTTATTTCCTCTACTACCATTAGGACCATCATATGATGCTAATATTAAATCACTAGAAACTGGACCATACTCTAGAATATCTGGTTCATTCTCAAAGTCATTTAAAGTACTGAATACTTCATTATATGCCTGAACTTCAATTAATTCTTCAGTATCAATAAATTCTTGATCTGGGTAGAATAAGAACTCAAGATTTTGTCCAGCAGTATTTGATCCAAAAGTTCCAATACCAGTATCTGTTCCAACAGAAACGTGTGGATATTGAACTGTTACTGCATCATCATTCTTATCCTGTATGACAATAACTTGATGAATAGCAGAAGTAGTTCCACAAGAAACCCTTACAAGAGATTTGACAGTACTGTCATTCTCTATAACAAGTGGTTTAGTTACCATTATTGGTTGTATGCTCCCTGAAGAACCCTTACCACTAGAATATGAGGATTCATATCTAAGAGTTCTTTCAGATCCTTCTGGTTGATTTGGAACGTTAAATCTGTATGTTCCTATACCAGCAGTAGTCGTACCAAGTCCAACAATATTTGTACTAACAACTAATGCCGAGTTCCTATCATTAATACAATCAAACGAGATAGTTCCTGATTCTACCTTTGTTGTTAATATACCAACTTTACTTAAACCACTACTACTGAATGAAACATCTAAAACATCTCCATATATTTCTGAAATATATGTACTTTCTCCATCATAATTTATGATGAGTTCATTATAATCTAATTCACCAGTAACTTTGTCTTTTATAATTGAATTAGCATAGAAAGCATTGAAGTCTGTATGTGAAAATTCTGCTATAGTTGTAGTAGTAACTCCTAATGGAATTGCTCTCCTACCTATAGTAACGTCCATGAATCCAAGATTATTGGTAGATGGACGTGTATTACTCTTACTTAAAGTTGCAGTATGAGTACTATCAATACTTACAATTTCAGTTCCATCTTCAATACCAGGACCAGTTAGAGTTGTTCCAATACCAACTTTAGATACTGATGTTAAATCAAAATCCTCACTAGTTAATGTTGTTCCACTTATACTTCCAGTAAATGTAGTTCTACCAACGGCAACATCAACATTTTTACCTACCAAATCAACACATCCAAATTCTTTAGTACCAGAAGATACTAAATCACTACCAAATGATGTTTTAATAATCTTAAGATCATGATCTTTTTCAAATTTTTCAGTAGGAGTAAAGTTTAAAGTTTTTCTATTGAAGGTATCAACATCTGCAGAAAAATCACCAAGTTTTATATTAGTAAAGTCTGATGTTTTTTCTAATATGAAAGCATTATCAGTACTTGTTAATACTATAAGATCACTAAATTGAGTATCAAATGTATCTGGATCTATAATTTGTACCAAATATTTTGCATAATTTGTATTGATTTCTTCTATTTCTGTGAATAAATCTTGACTACCTTTACTTGAAAATCTGCCACTAATATCATCATGAATAATAACCCTGTTTGTTCTACACTTAGTGTAATCGGTTAATCTCTTATTTCTAAAATTAACAAACTTAGAATTAATATCATCTCTCACATCATAATCATTAGCAAGATCAAAATAATTAATAGTATCTACTCTTCTTTCGGAAGTAATATCAAGAACAATAGAAGATACCACTGGTTGAGTAGTTCCTATACCAACAGCACTTACTTTATTTTCTATTATAGTATCTGAGAAATTCTTAAGACCTGCTGGATGTATTAACCTATTGACTGGATCAACAAAGTCATCCCAAGTTTTTTCACTTTTAATAGAATATGAAAGATTTTGATAATAATCATTATCTGGTATTACTTGAAAATCTTCACTCAATTTACCAGTATTATCTAACCAACCATAATCCTGTCTATTAGAATAATCAACTCTAAATTTAGCCTTATTATTAATAAATCCAGTTACTGTAGCAACAGTACCACTAGACGATCCAGTAATTCTATCACCCATCTTCAGTTCATCTATTCCATCAATTTTAATAAAATCTTCTCTAGATTCAACAACAAAAATATCTTTCTCTACAAAATCTAGTCCTTCTTTAACTAAAATAGTTTCATTAAGTGCGAATCTAGCTCTTTTTTGAACAGGAGCAAAAGTAGGATACTTAGATCTGTTTATGATATTAGCATATCCAGATTGATATGTTTTAGCAATTCCAGGATTTGTACTTACTCCAATTAAATCAAACTCAAGAATATCTGGATTTATTGCTTGATAAGATTTAACTTTAAAGAATTGATACTTATAATTTTCGGAATTATAACCAGTCCAACTAGGATCAACAGTTACACCAGATGCTGATGACTGTTGTGTTCCAATACCAGATTCTCCAAATAATTGAATACCTTCAACAAAAATTTCATCACCCTCTTTAAATGGAGACTCATTATACCCATTAATAGGTGTTTCCATAACACATCTAGCCACTGTTCCATTAGTGGTCATAGAAACTATTCCAATACCATTAGAGTTATTGATAGCAACAACTCTATGAGTTACTGAATCTAAACCTTTAATAGGAGCAATTACATTAACCCCAGTGATACTTTGATATGGAACATTAGCAGTTAATGAAGTTCTATCAACTACCTCATCAATTTCTGGATTATAAAGAATCAAATCTGGAGAACTTAGGTAATCAAGACCACCATCAACAACTTCAACTTCGTCAATTTGATCTAAATCATCTATCCTAACAACTGGTGGAATAAACGCTTCTGGTCTTAATGTTTTATCTGATGAATATTCAAATCCAAAATCAATTATTCTTATCTGATTGATTTTACCAATAGAAGTAGACAAAGCTACTACATTAGCATTCTCGCCCCGTAAACTAGTTACGGAAGTAAATCCAGGTACACTCTTATAACTAAAACCTTCTGATATTAATTTAACACTCTTTATAGGTCCAACTACTGTTTCGGATTTACTAGAATATTCAATAACATCACATTGATCCTTCTCATATGTCAAAACTTCAGGAACCGATCTTGGTGAAATCTTAAAGGTTTCGTCAGTAACATCAAATACTTTATAATCACCACTATAATTACTATCTACAAACTTAATTTGAGAATAATTAAGAACACTAGTATCTGTTGTGCTAATATAACCACCCTTTTCTAAAGCATAGTACATTACAGATGGCAATGCTGTGGAGAATCCTATTGATACCGCAGCACCTACAATATTTCCACTAAAGTCAAAAATCTGTCCACCTGTTGTACCTAAACCAACTGTTCCAACTCCAGAAACACTGAATGTTTCTCCTGCTACACCAGCATTAATAAATTCGTTTTTATATTCTTTATCATAAAATAGTTTAAAATCAAACCCATCTAAACTACTGGTTGATAAACCAAATGTTAAATTTGAATTTTTAACAACTGTTATTTGTGGGTTAATTAGAGAAACTTCATGCTTATTACCACCATCACTAGTAATATTAACAATATTTGGCGGTATTGATACAGAATCTTTATATGTCTCAGATAAATTAAACTTATTTGAATCTATTTCATGTACAAAATAACCACCAGTAGTTAATCCAGAAGCTATTTCGTCACTATCATAGAATAGTTTGTCACCAGTTTTATACCCATGATTATTAATTGTTATGGAATTGTTAAGAGTATCAATGTCTGATGCTTCAAAAATTACAGTATTAATTAATAATTTCTCATGTTCTTTATTGTAACTAACTGATACTGGAGCAGTAGATCCCAATCCAACAACAACATTAGGTACAACATTTAGTGATATCAGATCATTATTTTGTAATCCATGAGTTGTTGTATTTGCTGCTCCTATTTCAGTAATAACTGTAGAAACAATCCTATCAATATTAGCAGTTAATTGCTCATAATCAGATTCAAATGTATATTCATAATCATTGCTACCGTTACCAAAGAAATATAATCCAGCTTCTGTTTTTGCTGCTCCAGCATTTGTAGCAAGTCCTATATGATTTGTACCTTTATCGATAACATATACATCACTAACACCACTAGACTGATTTGGAATATAGAACTGATTTGATGCGTCATCATCTCTACCAACAAGGAAAGATGCTTTTGCTAATGGTTTTCTTAACTTAACCTTTTGACCTGTTGTAAATGGATGATTTGGTACATATATTGTTTGTGGTGGAACAGGAACTTCAAGACTAATTTCTCCATAAGTGTAATCTAAACTAGATCCACTAGTAGTTCCTAATCCAACTGAATTATTTGGATTAAAATATTCAATTTGATTAACTTTAGACTCAAAATAATCAGTCTTAACAGGAATAGTAATACGATTGTTTATTACATCAATATTAGAACCATAAGTATGCCCAATACCAGTACCATATCTTCTAACTCTTATAATTTTTTCTAGATCATAAAGATTTAAAACTTTAAGAATCTCACTACCAATTTGAATAGATCCACCAATAGAAACTGTATTTGGTATTTCATTAACATAAATGTCTTCAACAGTTCCAGCAGAACTATTATTAACATTCATTGTCTTTGCTAATCCAATAATATTTGTACTAATACCAACCTTAAACGAATTATTTAATCTATAATTTGATGTACTAAGACCAGAAATCAATACTGTATCTTCATCATTTAATGGCAGTGAAGGTAGGAAATGAGCCTGAATTTCATTCTCATTCTGCCAAACCAAAATAGAATTCTCAAATTTAGTTAAATCAGTCTTAATACTAGAAACACCAATACCAACTATCTCATCAACTATTCCTCTAGCACCAGTACCATTAGTACCAGTATTATCAAAAGTAGTAAAATCTCCAACTTTATACTTCGATCCACCATCTAAAACTTGGAAACTATCAACAACACCTCTAGTTACTGATTCAACAACAGATTTTTGTTTAATAATCTCATTAGACTCAATCAAGAAATCATTATCTGCAAATCGATCATTTACTTTATATGGGAATGTATTTCTAGATAAACGAGAAGTATTAAAATCGAAAGATTGATCCAATGAAATATTTTCCTGAATCAATGGTAATCTATATGTTTTACCAATAAAATATGGGAATACTGGTGTAATATTATCACTATCTAAAGTAGAAAAATAAGCATATATTCCATTAGGGAATTCTGGTGTCTTACAGAATCTACCATTATGTTTATCTAAATCACCGTTAGCATCATATCTCCAATCATTTACAAAGAATCCAGCAGGAACATCTGGTCTATCAAACCAATCAATATCCTTAACATATCCAGAAACTAAACGCTTAACCTCTCCAATATCATCAGGATCAGAATATCCATATGGTCCATAAATTGGACATCCATCATATGCCCAACCAATAATAGGAGAATGTGTACCAGTTCCAGCAGCAACATCAACTCCTTCATCATTGAAATGTTCTGCTAGATGCTTACTATAAGCACTAATATTAAATGTTACTGTATCTGGACTATCACTTAATCTCTTTTTATTCTCTTCATCATATTGCCATGTAGTTGGATCTTCTGCTAAATGGTAATTGCCAAGAGTATTCTCATGATTTACTCTATCAATAGATAATTCTCTTACTCTAGCATCTAATAATCCATTATGCCCTCTAGCATTTACAAATACATTTGTACTCGTATCAGAATATCCAATACCAGTATTAATCACAACAACATCAATTAATTGACCATTATTGATTATTGGTTTTAATTGTGCACCACTACCAATAGGTCCACTTATCTCTAATTCTGGTAGAGAATTATATTCTTTACCCCTATTAAGAACAAAAACGTCCTTAATTTCTCCATTCTCTACAAAAGCTTTTACTTCAGCATCTCTACCATTCTGAATAACGATATCAGATTTTAACTTATGATTAACAACTCTTGATCCATAATGACTACCTTTTTCATAGACATATGCTCCAATTATTTCACCTGTAACGATAGGTGTTACTAAATTTGTAAAATTAACAGCAATATTATTATCTGAAGTAGCTTCTATACTTACACTAATATTTGGATATTTAAATACCTGATATCCAGTACCACTAGATCTTAAATCAATATACTTTCTTCTTGAATAGTCTTCAGGATGTGTTAATTTAAAGGAATTTTCATCAACTTTAACAACTCTATATGAAAGAGAAGTATCTAATCCCTCAATAGTTGTAGGAGAATCTACACCCATACCAACCATTGTAGTATATTCTACAAGATCATTATCTCTAAATCCATGATTTTTGAAGTTTATAGTATCATAAGAAGTAGATATTCCTGAAGGTTGAACTGGTAATTTTCTATACTGATAATCAGATCCTGCGGTTAATACTTTAATAGATCTCAAAGTATTCTTAGATGTTGTTCTAAATTTATGAATACCAGCAGCAGTAGTTGCTGTTGAGAATCCTATAGTATTAATACCAGCAACACCGTGTAGAGCATCGTCTGGAGTCTTAAATAATCTAATTCTTGATGGATTTAAAACCTTAACATAATAAGGTGCTCCATTAGTAAGATATTCAGTAATAGTAGTACTTGGATCTTTAAAAGCAGTAATTCCTATTGGATCATGTCCATTACTATTATAGTATATTAATTGCCCATCTATAAAGTTATGGATACCTTTAAATGTAATTGTTTCTTCTTGAATATCTAATCCACCTGAGAAGAATATGTCACGACTATCAAACTGTACTTCCCTAAATCTTGGACCGACAATTGGTTCCAACAAACAACCAGTACCATTACCACCAGATAATGAAACTGATATTATTCTATCAATATCAAAATTCTGTTCATCTACAATTATTTCTTTTACTGTTCCACTAATAACTGGTTCACATAACGCTGTAGTAGCAGCACCCAATACTGTTGTATTGTATTGAGAAACCAAATTTGTACCAACACCTACTGGGGTCTCTATAACAACCTTAGGTGGATTAACAACATCATATCCAGATCCACCATTAAAAATGTCTATATTCTCTATAGGACCATAATTGATCTTATCATCAGAAATACATGATCTTATTTGAACACCATTAACCAACAATCCAATATCATTAACTGGTTCTTCTTCTTTAGCACTAACGTTTAAGTCTTGATATAGGTTAAACTTGCGAAGAGTTCTATGATCTCTTATCTTTTTATTATCAGTTGATACTGGATATAAGTTGTGAGATACGCCATTAGAAGGTGTTGAATTAAATCCTATTGGACTTCCAAAATCAATAGCACTTATTGATTGGTATAATTTAACCTTTCTTCTATCTGTACCTACACCAGCATAATAAACTCCATTATTTTGTAATCCAATGGTTGTTCCTGTTCCTGTCTGTAGAGTTGGTTCAGTTGTTCCTGTCCCTGCTCTATAAACAACAGGATCACCGCTATTAAACTTAACCTCAGTTGCGAAAGTAAACTCTAAGAAATCTATTGGATAGTTTGTTAAGGGATCCGTTTTAGCTGGGCTGGTTAAAAATGGTTCTTCACCAGTTGGAATAGTGTTTACAATCGATTCGGCATCTATTTCATAACTTGGAAGTGAATTTGAAGCAACATAACCATAATCATTGTCTTTCGTATAAACATTTAATACGTCAGATAATACTTTATTATTACCGTAAGTAATTCCAATTCCAGTATTTTTTGCCGATGCCTTATTAAGAACTCTTCTTATATCATAATAAGCATTTGGATTAGGATCTAAAGACTCATCTAACCAAATTCTATTTGTTTGTATCAAATTGGGTAGATCAATTTGCGTAATTTGACCGCCACCAACCTCAGTTTGTGTATTTCTTCTTAAAATAACAAAACTATCACCTTTTTTTAAACTTGATTTATCAATTTCACTTGCTAACTCAAATGTCGTGTCTCCAGCATCGATAAATCCGTTAATTTGATACCTAGAACTAGTATTATAAACCCAAGAATTAGCAAAAACCTGTTTAAATGACTTATTAACACTTTCTACTGGATTTTTAATAGATTCACCTAGATTTTTAACATATATCTCTTGTCCTTCGCTTATTAGACTAATATCACCATCAGGTACAAATTCAGATAAAACACCAGTAATTCTTAATTCGGACTTTTTGTTAATATCTCCATTTTCATAACCAAAAATAGTTTCTGTTGATCTTAAATCAGATGCTATTTCAATATTTTTATCTACACCAGCACATCCAAAAAATTGATTAACTGATTTTGAGGAATATGTAATAATATTACCATCAACAACAAAATCTCCTGATGTTGGGAACCCAATCGTAGAATCTACTGATATTATCTCCGATCCAGCAGTAACATATTCCAATACCTTTGATTTTCCTGGTATTGTAAATGTACCTTCGATTAGATCTCTATCACTAAATCCAACAAATAATGAAATTTTATAATATTCTTTTCTATCTCTTGTTAATATCTCAACTTCAGATACAGATCCACTTGTTTGACTATCTGTAGACTTAGTTATTGTTTGTCCAACTAAATTAGAAGGATTTCCACTTATTTTCTCTGCTATTATAACTTCTCTACGAATATATTCAGCACCTGATGGTTTAATTAGACGTTCTTCAAGGTCTAAAACTTCAGCATCCTTACCAAATAAGACTTTAAAAAGAATTTTTACAGACTCAGATATACCTTTTGATTGATAAAATGATCTAGCAACCTTAATAAAATTACCAACATCAATACCAGAAGCAAATTCATTGTCCTCTAAACCAGGTAAGAATGTTTTCTTTAATTTTCTATAAAATTCCTGTAAGAATAGTACACTTAAGTTAGTAACAGTAGAACCTGTAGTATGATCAGCAGCATTAGTATCCTTAAATTCTAAAGTTTCTTTATTGACATTCTGTATTGTCGATTCTATACTACTTTTATAATTGGTTACACCACTAAATCCACGTATACAACCAGTAAAGGTAGTGTCTGTTTTACCTGTATATGTTATTATTTCATCATCAATCTTTAATAATCCATACTCAGCAGGAAATCCTTTAGTTGAATCTACATTAATTGTTGGATTAATAACATCCGTAATTGAAATATCAGAAGTTAATGTAGTTTTACCTGTAATAACTTCAGGAACTAAATTATCAACTTTGATATATCGATCAAAGTTTTCTATTATATCACCAGCAGATCCTTGATATTCTAAAGAATTGTAGTAAGTTTTTAGAAAATCAACAGCTAATGGAAAATCAGCAACCACAAATTCGGGAAGCTGACTTTCTAAGATCTTATTTACCTGAACTCTTTTCTCAAATTCTATGCTCATTCTACTTTCTTTCTATTGTTCCGTTAGAATAACTTGATGTGTAATAATCTCTTGAGAATACAACGCCTGATACGTCTTCACCCGATGCAATTACATCCTTAACCATATTTATCTTACTATTAGAAACGTCAAAACTCAGGTACAAATCCTTTAATCCAATTACATCATTAGAATCTGGGAATGCCTGTATCTCAATCAAGTTATTTAGAGCAAGTGTAGAAGTGATATTGACAGTATTTAAGACAATTTCACCTTTTTTATAATTTACTATACCAACATCTTTAGATACAATCTTCATTTCATTCTTGTCATCCTTAGAAACAATACAAATAACACCCTTTCCACTACCATCCAATTTACCATTAGCATTTGTATTGGGAATATCAGTCAAATAAACAGTTTTACTATAACCTGAAATGTTAAATCCAGTACTCTTAATGTTAAACCCTTCAGGGTTAATATGGAAACGATTTCCAAAACATAACTCATATTGAGCAAATTGATTGATTAATGCTTTTAAATCTCTTCTAATTCTTACTGTTGTAATGTTTGAAGTGATTGCTTCATTAACCCTATCAATCAACTGATTAATTTTACTATATTTAAATCTGCCACCAAACTTATTAATGTCAACATTATCAGAATATGTAGTAAGAGAATCTAAAATATTTGCTTGTAAGTTGGAAGCATTTGTAATTTGTGCTGTGTTATAATAAACTGTTGAATCTATTTCAACATATAGTATCTTAAGATCAACAATTTCGGAATTTATACCAGCAATAGCATAACTTTTTAACTTATTTTTGATTTGTTGCTTATCAAAATCGGATACATAAGTACCATTTCTTGGTTTAATACTAATCTGAACTTTACCAAATTGTGGAGGATCTAATTCTTCACCACCAACAACAGCAACAGACTCTGTTGCAGGGTAAATTGTCTGTATTATTGCCTCATAATCCCTTGGTGTAACCGCCCTGTATTGTGCCGAATATAGTCTAGGAGCCAAATACTTAATAGATGATAAATTCTCGTTCTCAGAACCATTTGAGGCACTTACAACAGTATTTACTGTAACAACTGTGTTAGGTTTAATGGGAACGTTATTGTGGTCAACAAAAGTACCACCAAAATCAAAGGATCGTGCTCCATTACCCTCTGTACCATCAGTTATAATGTATCTAACATTAATTTTATCACCTGTTTCTAACTTTTTACCAAAGAATCCATCACCAAATAGTAATTCAATCTTTTCATCTTGAACTTCTTGTAGTAAGAAAATTTCAGAATCTTTGTTTAAGTTTAAAATATTATCAACTTTCTTATATTCTCTACCTGTACCAGTAATATTTGTAGGTTTTACATTAACTACAATGGTAGAAGTGTCAATATTGCTATTTCCAAGTATAAATCTTTGATCTTGTTCAGTATTTACTAAAAAAGCACCGTTTATAAGGGTTCCTTGAACAATATCTACGGAAAAATCAGCATATCTCTTACCATTATTGGTATAAAGGTTCGCTGTTGTTGCTTCTGAGACTGAAAAACGGTAAGATGTGTCATTTACAGTACCAATGCATACTAAACCAGGATTTAATGTAATAAAAGGTATCTGATCTGGTTGACCTATCTTAGGATCATCGATCTCAACGGTAAAAGTAACGGATGCTTTTGCTCCAGTCCTTGATCTAGGAACATATCCAATGTTACGAGCAAGCGATATAACATTTTCTCTTACGGTTGCAGAGTCCAAAAATGACTCATTTGCCACCAAATTCGCATTAAATGAGTTAATATACGTATTATACGCTAAAGTATCAATTAAAACTGAAAAATTAGACCCTTCAAAGTCAAAATCAGTGAAATTTGTGTTTGAAGCAAGGTGATTTTTTATCTCAGTTTTAATTTGATCATAATCTAGGTTGGTAAATTGTGTAAATGGCATTATATTACCTAGTTGGTTCTAATAAAAATGTAAATTCTTGACGAGGAACTTCCATACCCACAATATCATAGTAAATTATGACTTCTAAAGTATTGGCATCAGGTTGTCCATTAACTTCTACTTCAACATTATCAACTCTAGGTTCAAAATTTTCTATGGTAGTACGAATTTGATCCTGAATTACGGTACGAGTCGTATTTGTATACAATTCAAACAGAGATCCACGAATATCCGTACCTAAAAGAGAGTTAAAAAACTTTTCTGTAGGTATTGTCTCAACTAAATTACGCACAGACCTAGCAATAGCACGTTCATTCTTTAAAATCGGCATATCCTTTGTAATAGGATGCGGTTTAAAGGATAAACTAATGTCTTTAAAGACCTGAGATTGACGTTTTATTACTGTAGGCAAAGCAAACTTAGTATTATGTCACTTTATTTATACGTGATCATTAAAAAAGGGAGATTGATTCATCTCCCTTGCCCTCTAGTTCTTTTCTTTGCTTTATTACGAGAAGTAGCAGAGTATTTTGTGTGCTTACCATCTCCTTGTCGAGTCTTCTTCGGGGTTGCTTCTACATAAGTACCACCAAAAAGACCTACTTTCATTTTAGCCATAATTAATTTTCAATAAATTCAGTTTTAATATCAGTTGGATGAGGCACTCCACTTATATAAAAGTCCTGTGCCAAATCCTCCATAGTGTTAAAATACTCATCTTGAGAGAGATCCTTATAAGCAATCTTGCCTTCAATAAGAATATTATAACGAGTCATTAGATTACTCTCATCTTTTCATGACCTACACGAACACGAGGATCACACCAGATCTCAAACCCTGCCTCCTTCGCATCTAGGCAGAACGAAACGTCCTCACCACACATATCCTGTACTTCGCCACTTTCAAAGACTTGCATCTTAGGAGCGAACCAAGGATACTTCATCTCTTCATGCTCAAATACACCATTCTTAATTAATAACCATCCAAATCCTGTATAGTCAACAGTAAATGGTTTCTTTCTTTTCGAGATGCTTTCGATGGTTTCGTGATTCATTACCCCACCATTCGTACGGAAATCATCTTCTTCTAACCAGTGTGCTACCGAGGTGGTTTTGCCGTCTTCGGTACAATACCAACCAGCAGCAAGATCCTGATCCATTAATAGCACCTGCCAGAACTTCTCAGTATTGAATACTATATCACTATCAATCCATAACTGATAATCATAAGGTAACTTACCGTCCCAAGGTTTCTGATCTGGTCCTCTTAATACATTCGCACCGAGACATTTGCACCGAGCGAAGTTCACCATAGAGGAGTAATCCTGCGAGATCTGTATCGAAGCACCCGCCTGGACAAGATCGAAGCATAACTGTACAAAACTTTTTAAAAATGTATATGAAACTCCACGACCAGGTAAACAGAATACTACTGTTTTACCTTTAACGAGTTCTTTTGCTGCATCGTAATCCCACTCTGGTTCTTTCTTTACCACAGGGGATTTCGCTTTAACTGTAAATCCTTTAGCCATAACCTACGTAATGTTATAATCATATTATATCCCATTATGTATGTTAAGTCAACTTAAATATAAGTTACGGATAACAATAATCTTTCCTTAGTATCTGTTGCTGTTGAGCTACTGTGAGGTATGGAACCATCAAATACTAATAACCGATTCTCTATACTTTCAACTCTCTCACCATCTTCAAACTGTGTGAAACCATTATTGCTATTCATATAGATCAATGCTGTTTTACAATGTTCTTTATGATCTATATGTGTATCGTGTATATACTGCTCCCCTTGGTTCACAAACATTAAGACTCTTGCCCTATGTAAAAACTGTACATTTAATACCTTGAAGAGATGTATAAACTCCTCATAGATAGGACTCTCTATTTTAAAATCATGAAATAAACTATGTACAAAGTAATAATGATTTAAATTATCTTCTGGATTCTCACTATGATTTGCTACCCTTTTCTGATACATCCAAGGAAACTGTGTATCAGTTATAATATTATAAAGGTGCTCGTAGTATTCTTGTTGTAAAAAATCTTCAGTAACTTGCATCTTCTGTTATACCATCATCAAGTTCAATCTCTTCATAAGTTAGTTCATCTCTAAAGTATGATTCATATATTCTTCCCCATATCAACTTAAATTCATAATCATCAAGATCCTTGAAGAGACACTCTCCTCTTAGATAGATGTGAAACGTACTAGTCTTCTGATTCTGTAATGATGAGTTCATCGCCATCTGTCTTAAAAC